CTCCGTAAGCCCACTGACGAGGAACGTGGCGTTGTAGGCGCTCACAGCCGCCTCATCACCATCGAGAAGTCACGCTCTGGTCGGATGGGCACTCAGCTCGTCATGCAGATGCAAGACGACCTCTCCTTCACCATCTCTGACTTCACCCCTGAAGTAGACGAAACCAACACCTCCCCGGCTTCCGTCACTGATCGTGTTCTCCAGAAGCTCCGCGTCGTCTATCCCGAGTCACGCTCCAAGGATGATCTGGTCTGTGATCCGCTGATCGACGGCAAACCAGCTGCGATCCACAAATCACTTCAACGACTTGAGAAGCGGGGCTTGATCGTCTCAAACGCTCCAAAAAAATCTCAAGCTAAGAGCTGGACAGCAGTCCTCGCACGTGGAGAGGGAGAGAGAGTGTCCACCGTTCCAATAAAACCAGTCATGGAGCGGGATCTACCCCTGGACACTACCCCTGGACAATCAAGAGGTGTCCAGGGTCTGTTTGATGGAGCGGTTGAGATTGACCTGTCTAACGAAGAGGCTGGACACATCTAACCTGTCCACCCCCTGTGTCCAGGGTCTGATCCATTGCTATCACTAGCTTTTGGAGCGCCCTGGACACCCTGGACATCTATACGCGCGTGAGGGATGAACTGGACCAAGATTTTGGAGCGCTCAGGCGTACCAGAACCACCCGGCTATCACGAGACCATTGCTCGCATTCAGTCCAGACCTGACAAACCGCGTGTCAAAGCGTCTCGAAAAACTAAAAAACGCCCAAAGCGTAAGTAACATCTCCCCATGAAAGAAATCAAAACCCTCCTTCCAGAAGAGCTGATCGAAAGACTCTCTGCTGAAGCCAAGGAAAAAGGTCTTCACAGGTCAGAATTGATCCGTGAACGCCTGTCTCAACCGCCCAATCACTTCGGACTTACAACCAGTGATTTTCATAAAGCTGTTACGAAGGTTCGTCGTCGCTCCAGCTATGGTCTGGATAGACAACAGGCTGAAAGCCTTGTCGCAACAGTCTTCAACGAACTCTTCAGCCCAAAACATGGGGACTAAATCAGTGCATCTTCAGTATTGTCAGATTGAAGACGAGAACTTTCCGCTTGCGATAACGCGATTCACTTCGTTTGACCTAGACGACAAACCTCTCAGCGTCGAACAAGTGACTTACGAATCCAACATGGACTACATGGAGCGGCAAATTATCAACGCACTACGCTGCAACGTTGAAGTCAGCATCCTCACTGCAACACCAATTCACGAGTTCAAACGACTGCATCATATCTTTAACAGTGACAAATGAACGTACAAATCTTTCGGCACAATGTTGAATGGATTGTGCTAACCGAGTCTTACGCGCTAACGTTCCACCAAACCCTTGCTGGCGCGATGAATCATGCCGCAACCGAAATCGGGGCGTCAGATCATCATGGAGCGTCTCAACAAAGCAATTCAACTAGCCACAACAGCTGACTTACAACGAGCTGCAATGTTCCTAGAAGGGGCCAGAGAAGTCAGAAAAGGCTCTCGTCGTCAACGCACCAATGCACGCTCTGCTCAAGCAACTGCGTGGAAGAAAAAGGTTGACGACTCGATAACATGGTAACATTCGTCTAGTATTTTAAAGCCGATGGCTACAAAGCACGGCAACCGGGTATATATCCAAGTCCTACTTGAGCCCTTTCGTGGTGAACTCTTCATGCAAGAGGCTGATGCTCAAGGCATCAAACCATCAGCTCTGATCCGTCAACTGGTCTACGACTATCTTGCAGAAAATACGAAAGAAGAAGCCTATTGCGAAGCCCTAGTCAACGACAAGCAAAAGTGGCAAGACGCTGTAGACGCCAGACTTGAAGGCAGAGCAAGAAACCGCCGTTCCAAAGTCAATCAGTCAGACGAAACCATCGACGCGTCTAGCTCACCAATGTGACCTACTGCTTGTCTAAGCAGTTTGGCCTGATGCCAGTTGGTTCGCACCAATGACACGCATAACGCTTTTAAGGCGCTCTCATCAGAGCAACCCTGAACGTCTCGAACGTTACGCTCCAATTCCAACTCCTCTTCAAGGCTTTGGTTGACGACCATCCAGTCTGCCCAGCCCATAGCCTCGAAGGTATTTCTCAATTCATGCCACGGACGGCATGACTGTCAAGTGGTTGTTGTAATGACCTGTCTCGGCATAGCTATGCATTGGGACGTTAGACATCGCGTGAAACACCATCTGACCAATCTTCAAGCCCGGATACAGCGGCAACGCATGATGCAACCGTTCATTCTTCAATTCGAGCGTTAGCTTGCTTCCGTGCCAGCCTGGATCGCACCAGCCAGCAAGCAAGTGATTAAGACCAGATCGTGCGCGGCTTGACTTGAGTACAAATTGACAGCTGATGTCTTCGGGCAGGTTAAACAACTCAAGTGTCTCAGCCAAGCAAAACTCGCCGGACTGAAGCATGAACGGCTCATCCTCTGTCCTGCTTGAGATGTCGATGCGAATCAACTCAGGGCTGTAGATGCTTTCGATCATCAGATGATCCCCTAAGCGCAAATCCAAACTTGCTGGATTCAACAGCTCTGCATTGAATGGAACGACCATCTGACCCTTCTCGCAACGAGCCCGGATCTCCCAATCACACAGAACTGCCATCCCTAAGCCGCAAAAATCAATCCTACTGATCCTGCTTCAAAACGCTCTTTTCTGCGTGATACGCCCCCTTCTGGTACATCTCAGTTACGTCTCGCACCCATGGCACCAGCCAGTCATTGACCCGTGAGCACTGGTCCCAGTTCACTGGCTTAGCGCATTGCACGACAACCGTGGTCCAAAAAGCACTGATATATGCCCACAACCAATAAAAATTACTCATTAACAAGGATCACCCATCCCGTTCCAGGTCCTTCCGCCTGCCAACGCTGATAAAACGCAGCTTGCCTTACTCGAACGTTACGTCCCAGATGCGGATTGCTATGACCACCCTTCTCCATTTCGGGATAGCCACGAGGATCCTGCATGATCCACTCTGGATCGTTGCTGTTTTTACCCGCGTAACCACTGATCACGCTCCAATGACCACAACCCATGCCACTGCACATAGGTGGTTCACCACGAAGCATGTTACCTGCGTGCAACCAGCCAACCAACACTGGTCTGCCAGCTTCGATCTCTAGTTCCACCATGTCAGCGTCACCGTCTTTCCTGAACTCAGCTTCTAAGCCCAGACTGCGCAACGCTGCCAGCTGAGCCTCTACTGACGTGGTGTCTCCGAACTTGGCGCGGATCTTGTTGTATTCATCATCTGTACGAACTTTCTTGTAATAGGCCGCCACCATGGCTGCTGCTGAACTGAAGCACTCGCGATAGCCCGTTCCAGTCTTGTTGTCGAGTTGCTTGAAGTAGGGCATGAAGACTTGCTGGTCGTATCCACTCTCCTTCCACGCCTGAAACCAATCAGCTTCGTGCTCCTCCAATAGTTCCGGCGGCATTGACTCCTCAAGTTGTTTAATCGCAGCCAGCTGGTGGGGCGTACCACGGAAAAACTGGAAAAACGGTAGTAGGGCAAGACCCATGGCTAGCAACAGCAAGGTCACTTGGATAATGCCGGACGCCACCTACTTTTCAACTCTAGTGTCAGGCAGCAGCAAATCTTTCAGATGCTTGACTGCAAGATCATCCAAATCGTTGTCGGTGCGAGTAACGATCCGCTCCAGCATCGCCACAATCAACTCTTTAAATGCCCGTGATTTCCAGGCGGTCATCAAGATCGGCTTGAGGATTAGAAGCATTTGCCTGACTTCGTTACCCTGTAACAGTAGCTCTGTTCTGCTATGGCTTCCAATCCTGAAGATCAGCACGAAAAGGAAGGCGTCTGCATGGCAGACATCATCAAGGCTTTGGTCTTGGCTTGGAGCGCTGCACTGCTAACCGCTTCGTATCTGGGCATCTTCCCTCAAATGAAGATGGACAATACGTTCGTGGCGTCACTTTTGACAGGTGCAATGGCCTCGTTTGGTATCGAGCGGAAGAGCAATGGCAATGGAAATAAGAAGCCGACTATTGTGGACAACAAAGACACCAAAGCTGGCATCAAATGATCCGCACACTTTTGGTATTGGGCATCACACTGGCCTCAACCTTGCCAGCTCGTGCTGATCTGACCCACAAAATCATGTCTTCAATCTCTCTGCAGGTTGGTGGCGCTGTAACAAGCGCAGACAGGATTGGGAGTAGTTTTTCAATCTCAGGTTCTGGGGTGGATACTACTGACGGGTCAACTGCTAACACCATTTCAGCTGGAACAATTACCAGCGGTGTTTACGCTCCAGGCACGATTGCAGCCACTCAAGACACACCTGGCGAAGCATTCTCGTTTAGCCAAAGCTACACACAAGGCGATGCCGTTCCAACATCAGCAGTGACAACTGGCACTGTCCCCAACTTTGGCAGCATCGTTTCCACCGCTTCTGGAACTGCAGGCGACCTTGCAGGCACCATCGCTTCAGATGGCACCATGACCATCACGGCTGGTGGAGCTAACACCTTGGCAATCGGACAGCTGACCTCGGAACTCACCATCAAGTGATGTGGACAGGCATTTGGATTTCTTGGGGCGTGCTGTGCGTCATCGCGCTTGCTGCTCCAGAAGCTAAGTCCATTCCAGTCGTGCCTAACTTTCAACAGGGCACACTCAAATCCACCACGACCACAAAGACCAAGGTCAACGAGGTCATCAACTCGTATCGGTACAGAACGGGTTATGAGTACACAGCTGCTGGAACTAACGTCGCTCCAGATGGCCCACTTGCTCCAATGAGCTTGGTCACGACAACAAATAGCTTGAATGGCGTTGGCAGTGTTTGGCGCGGTCTTGATCCTGCATCTAAGCCATCGTGGAAAATCGTTAATGAAGCCGCTTCGTTCTCCTTTGCCGAAACGCTCCAAGGGCCAGGGCTGACAGAGCACACGATTATTACTCGTGAGACTGACGTTGAATCAACCACGGAGACGCTAAGCACCTTCACCCAATGAAGCGAGTCATAGCAACGCTTTTGCTGCTTACCGCTCCAGCACAAGCACAGGTCTCAAGCACTGCTGCCCCAGTTGCCAACAGTTCTGGAAGTGTGACGAATCAGGCAGTTCAAGTCGTGCCGAGTCGCCAATTTACAAATACATACGGCGGAGGGATTAGTTGCCAAGGCGCAACGCTAAACATCAATCCATTTCTTAGCTCCACCACTAGCTGGGCTGATCCGTATGAATCGCACTACAACGAACCGGTTTATGACACGATCGATTTGGTTGGCGCGTTTGATCCGGAAGGTAATCCCGTGCCAGATGGCAGGCCCGATAATCCGGGTTCTGTCCTTTTCTATAAACCTGTGCGTACAGGGCAGAAAAACAACTTCTCGATTAACGGCGGAATCACCGCCACGATCTCTGTGCCGCTAGACAGGCATCACGTCAGAACTTGCCGCAAGGCAGCAGAAAAGCAAGTTGCATTGCTAGACGCAAAGCTTGCCAACGAGCGTATGGTCTACGAGATCAAGCGACTTAAAAACTGCGCGGATCTCATCAGAGATGGAGTCAGCTTTCACCCTGACAGCCCCTTCTCAGCAATCTGCGCTGATGTTGTCGTAAACAACCCGCCACCAAAGATTCCGCCCCACACACATAAAATCATTTACGAAGGGAACGCTGGAACTTCCGGCGCTGCCAAGCAGACTCGACAACCACCTTCTTCCCAAGCTTCGCCTTGATCTTTTTGATCGTCTTTTTGACGATGGGTTTGACCGCCTTGAGCAAAATGTCGCCTAACGGTTTGACGAAGATGGCAACCGTCGTGGCAATCGCCACAGTCGTCGCAGTCGTCGCCACAGCAGGCGCACCAGGAAGATAATTGCCGATGATCGTTGGTACGTCCAGTTGTTCATAAACCGCTTCGCATTTACCGTCGATTCGCTTGTAACCAATGATGACGGCAGTTTGCGCTTTGTTCTTCGCACCTAAAGGAATTGCGTCAGGTGGAGGACATGGCAACTCTTTGGCTACGTTTGAGATGTCGGGATCGGCACCCGGCGGGGAAGAGACACTGTCCGGTTGGTTTGATGCACCAGCCGGCTTTTTTATGTCTGGATCAATCGGTGGTGGCTTTGCTCTGCTGTAAGTCAGAGTGCCGGGCGTGAAATCCAGCGGCTTGTATGAAGGCATTTCCGCCCCACAGACCACCAAGTTGCCACGTGGGTCATCGGTGTAAATCTGTTCATCTCCAGCTGCCGAACTTCGCGTCTCCACGCAGCCCGGAATATCCGCCACTGGAAATCCAAGCTGAAGCGTGATGGGTGGGGCATTTGGAATACTCTGTGGTGGCAGTGAACGCCATTCAAGAATCTCTGGAACGGAGATACGTTGAACCCCAATTTCAGGAATCTCAGGCATGAAATCTGAACGCTTTACAGCAGGTCAGCTGTGGATTGAGCGTAACCGCAGAAGAGAAGGACCGCCTGTTGTCTACACCGTAATGTCAGGCAAAACTGCCAGACCGTTTACCGATCCAAAAGCAATCTTGCGCTGGATCAAATGGCCGAAAGGTACGCCAACTGGTGACGCATTACGCGAATGGCTTGCCTCGTTTGAGCAGAAAGCTCAGACTTCCGCGCCAGAACTTGATATGGCAAAAATCAAGGCGGAAGGCTTCGGACCTGAAGCTCATGACGACGATCCAACCGCCAACACCAAGATGGTGACCTGATTGTTCCTGTGCTATAAAAGGCATACCGTGCTCTAGGACATTTGGGCCTAGGGAGCCTTCGGGCTAAGGGATCGAGGAACTAGCCAGCCTCTGGTAACAAAACACGGTGCTCT